TTTACCCTTACTCATTTGAAATGATTAAAGATATAATGAAGGACAGACCAAATAACCCAAACTTTTTAGGAGATAGGAGAAAATAATATGTATAAATATAAAGTTGAAATTTACATAGATCATGCTTGGATACGATTTGAGATTAAAGTTAGTGCAGGTAATGAAAAGGCTGCAAGAGAAACAGTAGAATTTATTGTTAGTGATATGGCACATACTATATCTGAGTTAGAATTGGTGGAGGTGAGTGATGACCAGAATCATGAAGTGTAGTTGTAATCACAAGTTCCAAGATGAAAAATATGGAAAAGGTAATAGAGTATGTAATCAAACAATGAAGGATGACAAACGTACATATAGATGTACAATATGTGAGAAAGAGAGCAGATAAGATGGAGGATATACTCAGTAAACTACAAATTAAAAATGAATCTTTATTCTTATTAGAAAGGGAGTTTGTAAACTTCCCATCAGATTCTGCAAAAGTTTATAGTTTATTAGCAGAGGCTAACAAAGTAGTATTACAATTAAAATTAAGATTAGAGATGGTTACATCTCAGGTGGTCAAAGAAATATTTGAGGAATATGAAAGAGGCGGTAAACCACTAGCATCTTCTTCTAGGGCCGAAGTAAGAAAGACTATGGTTCCATTGGATGGAAGATATATTAAAGCAAGGAGGGGACTGAATGAAGCAATTTCAACCAAGGAAACGTTAGAAGCAACAGCTAAGGGGTTTGAGTCAAAAGGATACATGCTTAAAGAATTAGGACGATTGAGTGATAGGACCCATTTCAATGAACCATCAGTCTATAAGGGAGGTAGTGATAGAGGCGGAGATGAAAAGGTAACAGAGGAAAATAAGAGGGTAGCGGAAGATTTATTAATAACAGAATAAAGGAGAAAAAATAATGACTAAAAAAGACGAGTACATGTTAGACCCAGAAGAGCAGGCACAATTTCAGAACGAGACCAAAGGAAGTTCCTCAGGAGAAGTGTGCCCCAAACGTAATCCTAAGATCAATGGTAGCTGTGCTGTATGTGAGAAGGTTAGTCAGCTTTGGGGCCTCTTCAATTCTAATGGGGATAAGAAGTATGAGAAAGCAGCTAAAGATCTTGGCGCTAAGTGCTCAAATTTCTTAAATGTAGTCTTTCCTGATAACCCTAACAAGCTTGTTTTGATGGAGATCGGTAAAAAAGCTGGAGACCAGATCTATAACGGTATTAGGAATACAGGTTGGACCGATATTGTTCACCCAAAGAAGGGTATAGGTCGTGAGATGCGATGTACTAAAAGTAGTGATGGTGGATATAATGTATATTCAATGTCCCCTGAACTACAAAATGCAGATTGGGATGTCCCAAAAGAGGTTTTAGATGCACGATATAATCTGGATAATATTATAGAGATTATAGAAGAAGATAAGATTGAAGTCTTCAAAATCTCTACTCTCAAAATGGATGAGTCACTTCGATTTCGTATGCTCCCAGCTTGGAATAATGATAGCGAAAATCGACATATCCTTGCTCCTCTGTGGAGACATTGGAGATCGTCGAAAGCCGAAATTGTGGGTGACGTAGAGGTAAATGTAGCTGGTGCAATCAATGATGAACCTGCAGTTACATCAGATAATGTTGGTGATCTTCTCCCATGGGATGAGAATGCTGAGAAAGCAGAAGAATCAAATGGCAAAGAGGCGTGTTTTGGTATGGATAGTGCATATGATCCAGATAATGATGAGTGCAAAAAATGTAAGGACTTTAAAGAATGTACTCGTGTTGTTATAAAGAAAGGATAATTTAATTTGTGTGCCCTGCGGATTGTAGGAGGTCGTCGCTAAGACGTAGGTAGGGGTGGCTGACATGGCGGGATCACCGCGAGCCTAACCTAGCACCCATGTTGCGATGTGGGTGATTTACTGGGAACAACATCTGCCAACTGAATACAATCTGGGTCGACCGGGGCACACTTTTCAAAAGGATATAAAGTATGACAAAAAAGAAATACAGAAAATATATTCGGGACAACTCAGTAGTAGACAAAGAAACTAATTGTTGGATATGGAGTAGAAGTATAGACTCTAGAGGATATGGGGTAGCTAAACGTAATCAGTATACCAGTAGAGGAGCACACAGATTATCCTACTCAGTATTTGTAAACGAAATACCGCAAGATCTTCTTGTTTGTCATCATTGCGATAATCCAAAGTGCGTAAATCCGTATCATCTTTTTGTTGGAACCAATAAAGACAACATGAGAGATATGGTAGAAAAGGGGAGGCAAGACAATGGTAGTATGAGAGGAGAGGACAGTTGGTGGTGGGGGAGAAAACATAAAGAGAGTACTAAGAGAAAGATAGGGGGAGCTAATGCAATTCATCAAAGGGGGGAAGGTAATAGTCAATATGGAACATGTTGGATCTACAATCTACAAGAAAAAATAAATAAAAAAATAAATAAACTAGAATTAAGAAGTTGGTTGGATGAAGGGTGGCTACCTGGCAGAAAAATGAGTTTCTAAGGGGGAATAAAATATGGAAGTAATTGTAAAAGATAAGCCTGATAGTGTAAAAGTATCACAAAATGCTAAAGGTGACTATGCGTTTGAAGTTAAAATCTATCTCAATAACGAGGACTATGAAGAGACAGTACAGAGAATTGATGATATATATGTACTATTACATGGGAAGTTTAAGTAGGGGGGTATAAGTGACAGACCTAAATAAGATAGCCAAAGCAATACAAAAAAAATATGGTGGTACCTCAATTGCTTCTGAAATTGAGGACTCTAAAGAATACATATCCACAGGTAATCTAGCTTTAGACTTATGTTTAGAAGGTGGGATAGCTTGGGGATATGTATCCGAGTGGAGTGGCGGTTCAGGATCTGGCAAAACTTTAATGCTACAGTTAATGTTGGCAGATGCACAAAAGAAATATGGAGCAACGGGGATATGGTTTGATCGAGAGGGCTCTTGGTTTAATGAAAGAGCAGAGGAATTAGGGATTAATATAGAAGATGTATTAATTGTAAAACCAGAAGCTATGCCTACTGTGGATCATATGAATGCTATTGCTTCAGAGATATTAGATCAATTAGATCCTGATAGATATACCTTTATGGCTCTTGATTCAATCTCAGCATTTGAGACAGAGTTGAGTTGGGACAAGGCTAATAAAAGATATAAAGCTGATATGGGTAAAGGCGCTAAAGCATTTCACCAATTTTTTAGGAAGGTATTACCAAAGATAAATTCAAAGTTTGCATTTAGTTTCACTAACCAAAGGACATTTAAGATTGGAGTATTATTTGGAAGTCCAGAAACAACTACTGGAGGAGAAGGCCCAAAATACTACACAACTTATAGATTAAAGTTAGATGATAAGAAGGCAATCATTGATGTGAATAAAGGCAATGAAATCATAGGTAATTGGATAGAAGCTACTGTAATTAAGACTAGACGTGGACCTAACTATCGAAAAGCCCTATTCCCATTCTACTTTAAGGAAGGCATACCCCTTTATGGGGGATATGCAAGGCTTCTTGTAGATAGGGGATATTTGGAACCAAAAAACAAGTCTGAATTTAAAGCCTGTAAACAACCAACTGTGATATATAATGAGGAGAATGTCAATGAGAATAAAATTGAAAAATTTATTGAGTCTCATCCTGAACTTATCTTTTCTGAGTATCCAGAATATAAGGTGGGAGAGGTAGAACCAGAATGATATATACATCCAGCTGGATTCACAGCTGTAAGGTGAGGGCGATTGACCACTCACCAGACCTTGCGCACCTTTTTTATGTTTAGATTATTGGGTAACACTTATGATGGTTCAGTTATATCTGACAGTATTTTCTGCAGTGTTACCCGCACGCGCGGGGATGAACCTACGCCCATATAAGAGCACTAAGTGTTACCCGCACGCGCGGGGATGAACCGATATTCAAGATCTAAAAGAAATCTACAGAATGTTGCCCGCACGCGCGGGGATGAACCGAGGATGAACCTCGAAGGAGTATTATATTATGACCACTAAAAAATATTATATTAGGACATTAAGACTAAAGATTTATCCATTTGGTGAAGACAAAAAACTAATGGGAGATAGGATGTATCAGATATCAAATGATGCATGGAGAGCAGCTAATGTAGTTATTAATGGTCAATATTTTAATGATATATTTGTACGTAACAGCTATGCAAGAAAGAAAATTGATGCTAAGACTGACAAAGCTGGAGTTATGTTAGTGGAAGAGGAGTTTAAGAATTTCTTTGGTACTAAACGACAGGCTACCACAGAGCGAGATATGAAAAGTAAATTTCCTAATATACCACCATGTGTAACTAACTCATTAAATCAAACAGTAGTTGCATGCTATAGAAGCGATAAATCAGATATGATGATGGGAAAGAGGTCACTTAGATCCTATAAGCAGGGAATGCCTTTTTTAACAACTAAAACATCAGTTGAATTTTTTGAAGATGGAGATAAACATGCAATTAAATGGAAATTGAATAGAAAAGAGCATCTATACTTCTACATATTTTATGGTAGAGACAAAGGAAAATACAAAGATACAATGAATAGAGTAATCAATGAGGATCTTGAATATGCCTCTCCTCAGTTTCAAATAAAAAAGGGTGCATTTTATCTCTTGTTACCTGTTAAAGATGTGCAGGAAACTGTATCTCTAAAATCAGATCTATCAGTGGGAGTTGATTTAGGTGTGTCAGTCCCAGCTTATGTGGCTTTATCTAAAGGCAAAGCACACAAAGCTATTGGAAGTATTGACGATTTTCTACGAGTACGCCTTCAGATGCAGAGGAGGAGAAAGAAGCTTCAAGTGGGGATGATGAATACTGCTGGAGGGCATGGATGCAAGAAAAAGTTAGCCGCAGGTAAGATTTTGTCTGATAAGGAGAGGAATTTTGCCAAAACCTATAACCATATGATTAGTAGAAGGGTTGTTGATTTTGCTATTAAGCACAAAGCTGGCACTATTAAATTAGAATCTCTGAAAGGATTCGGCAGAGGAGGTGATGAAGCTAAAGAGGAAGAACAGAAATTTATCTTGAGAAACTGGTCGTTCTTTGAGTTACAAACTATGATAACATACAAAGCTAAGAGGGCTGGTATAGATGTTATTATGATTGATCCCTACCACACTAGTCAAATTTGTTCCAGCTGTGAACATTTTGAGTCAGGACAGAGGTTAGGTAGAGAGTTTATATGCAAAAGTTGTGGAAGCAAACTAAACGCTGATCACAATGCTGCTATAAATATATCACAATCGACAACTTTACCATCTCAGTAATACGAACATTCAGCTGGATTCACAGCTGTAAGGTGAGGGCGATTGACCACTCACCAGACCTTGCGCACCTTTTTTATGTTTAGATTATTGGGTA